AATAAGAGTTGAAATCCTACAATAAGACCACCTACGCCAAGTAATGATTTTCCTAATTGCCTAAAAGCACCTAAAACTCCACCTTCACCTCCTGTCCTAGAAAACTCTTGAAATAATTCAGTTAATCTACCAATGTTGTTAGCTACACCTTGAATCCCATAAGAAGCATCAGAAGCAACACGACCTGTTTCAATAAGTATCGCATTGTTTAGACCAGACTGCGCTCTATTTTTATTATTAGCTCTTGCTAATCTTTCTGTAGAGTTAGCTAATCCATCTACTGCTTTTTTAGTTACATTAACCGCTTTGGCAGCGTTTTTTTCCGTTACCTTTATTTCTATTGCAATAACCTTTTTATCTGCCATAATAGTATCTCTTTATTTGTTCTTTAGCTTCCTTGATGTTACCTACACCCTTATACTTGCCTTTGGCAATATCTACATTCTCAGATACCCCATACCAATCACTAGCGTTAAGTAATTCTAATATTTGTTTTATCATTCTACTATTTCTCCTTCAAAGATGTTTAGCAATTCTAATTCAGATTTGCCCGTTATTAAATTAGTTGTTATTGAATTAATCCGAAATATCTTATCTTGTATCTTAATCTGGTCGTTTAATTTGTAGTTTACAAGTATATTTGCAGGTAAGTATGCTGTAACCTTAAACATCCTTTTAGCAGCATTAAAAACACTTTCAACATAGTTTTTGTAAAATACATTATACAATGAATTAGTATCATTGCCATAATTAATTCCTTGCCATTCATCAAATTCCTGGTCAAAGTTTAAGGAATAAGTTGGTGGTGTTGTTGGATTACCAGTATCATTTGAATTAGATGGTCTCCAGTAACTAGTAAGTCCAACTGGAGGTGACGTAGAAATCCAATTAATTTTACCACTTCTATTTCCGTTTGATGGACTAGAATCAGGTAAGTCAGTTACTTTTATACCGTAAAACAATAATGGTTTTATAAGTATTGTATCATAATCTCCTGTTGGAACTTCTGGCTCTACAGCATCTTCATTTTCAGGATTAAAATCACCTCCTGCACAATACCCCCATTGAATAAGAGTTTCTCTAGTAGGAGACGTGAAATTAGTGTTGAGGTCTAATAATCTCTCATATTTAATATGGGAAAAAGGTATTTTAATGTCATACTTTTTACCCCTATCTATTTCATCTGGAAATGCTCTTTTAACATTAAACTCAGCATCGCCAAACACCTCATTAAATTGCTCAAAATGATTTTCCATTAAAACCGTATTAGTATCTTGATAGTTGAAATTAATATCAGTAAACGGTAATACAGAATTTACAGTATGATTTGTTATATCTAAATATTTATCTAAATCTATAAGCCCACCTAGTCTATTGTTTGCAGCATCACTATAAAAATTATCAAGAGTATCTATATATATTTTATCATTATCTTCATCCTCTAAATCATCTATATAATATGCTGTAAGATTAAACATCTTAAATAGCCCAGATAAAAAGTCCATAACCTTCATCTTAGGCAGCCTATCCTTCATTAATAATTGAGCCTCTGTTAGTTGATTGGCATTTGAATTTGTGTCATAATAATTATCATCAAATGGAAAATAATTAAAGCTATCTTGAAGGTTTAAATCAGCAGAAACTACTGTCAAAACATCTTTAGATTTTACCTCTATATCGTAATTATATGTTATGAAGTTTTCATCTTTATTGGTGAAATCAACTTCTATTATTTCCCATTGAAGGCTGTCATTGCCAATAGTGCTTTTTTTATCTTCAGCTCCTGTTGTCTTATTTCTTAATATAACATCATAATCAACATTTTGGTCAGAAACTACAATATCTAAATTAAACCTATATCTATACTTAGGTTGAGTGACTGGAGCTGCTCCAGCTCTTTCCATATTTAATTCAATATTAGAATCAGTTATAGTTATCTCTTCTGGGTAAGCAACTTGATTCCCATAAGTCTCATTATAACCATCTAATATATATGAAAATAAATATTGTTCATCATCATCTAAATCATTAAATTCTCCTTTCTTACTATTAATCCATAAAAATAAATTACTAAATTTATCAGAGTCAAAGAAATCTCTAGTAAATTCTATACCGTATGTATCTTCTATTGCCTCAATTATATGGATTACTCTAATAGCAGGTTTTAAGTCTGAAAACTTTAGACCTCTATATGGGTCTCCATTTGGAGACAAAGATTCATCGTGGTAAACATTACCATCAGCATTAAAGTCAGGAGTTCCCGAATGAAAATATAATCTTTTCTTAGATGTTATAAGAGGGTATATGATTGAATCTTGTTGAACCTCTCCATCTATTAAAAAGTCAATTCCATCAGTAAGACCACTTTTAACATTTGCCTCATTATATTCATGGTTATAATTAGATAAATATCTAGGGATTTCTTCCCCATTAATTATAACTGATGCTAAATCAGTAAGCTCATCATCCCCTATCAAATCTTTTAAAGATACTGTTTGCCCATAAAATATAAGTTCATAAGCATAGGGTTTATTCTCTTTCATCTTAACGCTATTCAAGAATATCTTTCCTTTTCTAAATGGAAGGGAATTTATCTCTATCCTTGCTGTTTTCTTTTTCCTAGAATCATAAGCATTACCAGTAATATTATAATTATAATAGTGTCTAAATATCTTATTATTAGTATTAGATGCTGGAACTGTAAAAGATTGAGAATAGTCAGTAAACACTTTCCCTATATCACGAATATCTTGAATTGTTGAAGTAAGCTCTACATTCTCATTATCGAATAGGTCAACTAGGATTTCATCTCCATTGTTGTCCTCAATGTATAATTGGAGTCTTTGCATTATCTAACATTGTTTATCTCACTATAAGCATATTCAAACTTAACTGTGAAGTTTAACAATTTATCATATCTCTCATCCTTATAAGTTATATCATTATCAGTTGGTGTGACTGGAAATACTTTATTATTCTCGTGAATCCAAACATATTCAGATTGCATCATTTGTTGAATTACTTCATTGTAATCATCACAAATAAATCCAGTATTTAATACTAAAGATTTCTTAGAATTTATGTTGTGAGTTTTATCAGTTGGAATATATGTTGAGTACAATGTAGATGTTTCTGTAGATTGTATTGTATTTACTTTATACTGTTCTCTAGTTACATTAGCACTTTCTTTTCTTCTACCAAAGAACCATATATCTTGCAATGCGCCAAATTTATTTAAGAAGGTAACTTTGTAAGGGGTGTTTTTACATTCGTCTATGTAAGCTACAGTAAGTGTTACTGTTTTATTATCTTCAGTTGTTATTATAACAGTATCTGTTCCTACAGGGGCATTTACTCCAGAAGTTGCATACTCTACAAAAGAACTCATAATTCCAGTTGCATCAGTTTTAATAAGGGTAATATCTGTTGTATAGTCTAATGTGTCCGTAGTTAATGGAGTTATTTTTTTACCAAAAGTTTCTTGTCCCAATGTAACATCTCCCTCAAGAAACTCCACACTATATAATTGATTTTCTTTATATAACGGGACTCTAACCTTTTCTCCTTTCTTCCAATAAATACAAGTATTAGATTGCTGTAGAGGCGTGGTTAATTGAGTATTTATCCCATCTTCAAAATAACCATACCCATGTGTTGCAATCCTAGTTCCTTTATTTATAGTTGTTAAGTTATTGTCAAAAGTATTTGTTATCTCCCAAGATACCCAAGCCGATAAACTAGCGGTATTATAATCTCCATCAAAGTTTATAGTAATATAATCTTTTATCAATTCAGACACCTCAAATAAAATTGTTTCTTGACCTGAAATAATTGTTTTAGTAATAGTGTATTGAGGCTCTCCTGAATATGAATCTATAAGACCATTATATATCCAAAGTTTAAGTGTTGCTGATGATAATTTTGCCATAACTATATATTAAATCCGTAATCTTGCAAGGCTCGAATAATAAAATCATAATAATAATTAGGATTTGTAGAATAACTTACACCACCTTGTAATATCTCTTCTTCCTTAGAGGCTTCAGCCCTATCAGATAAACCGTTATAACCAGAAAAATCCTCATTATTATGTGTTCCCCCATTAAATATCGCTTGAATAAATTCATTGTCCCCTTCAACATTTCTGTAAATTATAAACGTTCTCATAAAATGCTCTCCATATTCTACTGAATCTAAGTAAGACCTATATAAAGCCAAATCCGAATCGTAAATTGGACTTTGAACGCCCAAATTTTTATATGAGCCAGTTACTTCATCAGTAAAAAATAAATAGATATTTTTTGTTGACTCAGGGTTTGTTTTACCGTAAGAAGCGAAATTTAAGAATCTCTCTCTTGTTGGAGAAGGAAACCCAGCAACTTGAGTGTATAAATTATTAAATTCAGATGCTTTAAGTACTTTAACCTGTTCGTTATATTTAACAGTATCTCCCCCATAAAAAGATAATAATCTGCTTTTAAGAATACCATCAGCCATATCTAATAAAGGCTGTAATGTGGTGTCCATAGAGCCAGAATCATCAAACACTATATTAATTTCTATATTATCATTAAATTCTTGGTCAGGTTTCCCTAAATCAAAACTTTCACCACCTTTATCAGTAGTACCAGTACATATAGCAAGAGATACAGTATCTTCTTGTGCAGAAATTAATCTAGTTTGTCCGTTAGAAAGTACTTCAGTTTGTTCAACTCCATTTACATCTAAGTAATTAAAGGTAGTGTCCCCATTAGTACAAGTACCTCTAAGTGTATAGAAAAACGTTTGTGTAGCTTCTACATCTGGGCAATTAAGTCTAAATGAATAACTATCATTACCCTCTGAGGTAATAGTTGAAGCTGTTAATACAACTTCTGTTGGACTAGCAGCAGTTTTACTTATTGTTAGCGTTGTGGGTTCTGATTTTGTTGTAGGGTCTCCTGTATTATCATTTGAAGGAATTGTTCCAGAGAAATTAGATAATCCTATATACCCAGTAGTAACAGTTGTATTATTCCAACTTATATCAAATAAAATTGGTACATTTCGATTATTACCATTATCTAAAAACTCAATCTCTACATCTCCTATTTTATCTCCAACACCTACTAAATTATAAGTCTTAGTTCCTAAAAATGAGGCTTCATTTACTACTTCCCCACAATTAACGTCTCTACCTGTATTTGTAATTTGTTGTGGGACTTCTTGCCAATTAATAACTATTTGAGCAAGTCCAACATCTCCATCGTCATCTGTAACAATAACATTATATACTTTAGACTGAACAGTAGTACTTACCACATCTATTGAAGTGGTTGTCTCTGGTGATGGTGTTCCCCCCCATAAATAACTTACTATAGTCCCATCGCTATCTGAAGCTACCGCAGTAAGCGTGACAGTATCTCCAACATACGGAGTTGTATTGGTTGCTGTAATAGTAACCGTAGGTGCTATATTCGTAGGTGGGTCAACCACTGGGGTTTCAGGTGTTTCTGGTGGGGTAGGATTTGCCTCAACATAATAAGGACTCCTGGTGTTTATTCTAACATCACTCATTGTTTTTCTATAATATAATTATCACCCTTTTTAATATAACCTGCTTTAACTAAAATGTCATCTAGGTTTAATGATACATCTTTACCCACAGCAGCTCCTAGCTTGTTTAGTTTATCCATTGACTGGTTTATAGCATCTTGTATAAATCCTGTAGGTTGGATTCCATCACGACCTATTTTTTTAGCTATTGCATAAGCAAGACCTCTAACTCTATAATCGGTTGCTGTTGCAAACCTACCTTTGCTATCTCTTATCCTTATAGGTTTACTCCTAATCCAATCTATTAATTCATCTACAGCAGGTTGCTTTCTACTTGAGCCACCATCTACTGCTAATCCATAATCATTAGACATTATATTGAAAGAAAACCCCTTACTTGTTTCTTTTGCAATAGATTCTATAGACTCCTTCAGTTTTCCTGTATTGTCTATAGGTGAGCTATAAGAACCGCTTCTGTAAGTTCTAGTTCTATTTCTACCAATTTCTATCTTTAGTAGTTTTACAAGCTCTTTAGAATAATTACCTAAATATGACTTTGTATTTTTGAACTTATTTAGCATTGACTACCATCATCATTAATTAGTCCCATCTGATTGTTGGGGATTTCAATGTTTAGCAACAATGACCATCCTGCCAGCAAATTCTCAAATCTATCTTCAAACTGAGTGGCAGTTGGAGAATCGTTGATTTCGTAGTTGTTTTCATTCATACCGCCCCTTCGCAGACTAGATTGAATACCATTCACAACTGTCAACATGGTATTTAGTATATCTTCTTTATTATCTAACCCTAAATGAGGTTTGTCTTTATTTTGCTTATCATCTTTATCCTCATCAACAACATCCATAGCAATTACGTTAATAGAGAATGTAATATAGTAATCATTGAATGTTACCTCATTTACTATTATATGGGCAAGTGGGAATATAGATTGCTTAGATAAATCTACTTCTAATAAATCTCCTTTAGTTACCGTATTAATGTTTGGATTGCCAATAAGATAATTATAGATATTATCTACCAAGTCATAATATTCTTTCATCGCTTCATTGATTTTTGTATCATTCTAGTTTCTAATTCGTTTTTCTCTTTTTCAAATGTTAGGTAAGTGAGACACTTAAATATTGGTTCTTCTGTAACTTCGTCAAACTTTGTGATGTCTCCTTTAGCGAGTCCATAAATTGACTGATACCAACCCCACTTTCTTCCAAAGCCTCCTTGAGCCGAGAGGTCTTGTCCCTCTTCATCTCCATCTCCAAATAAGCTAGGGAAGCTATCGATAACTCTGTCCCTAAATCGTAAAAAAAAACCATACAACTCATAACAGCACTAAGAGGCATTTGTTTCATCCACTCTTGCATATCATCATTTGGCTTATAAGGAGCAATAGTATACTTATCTTTACTCTTAAAATTTACTGGGCGATATAGCACTCCCATCGCTTTATGGATATTTTGCCAATCAGTAATAGATGCTTCAACATCTACATACTCCCCTAAACTCATATCGTCTAACTTAGGTATAAACCCCATTTCTACTTCTCCTAATTCAAAATGACGTATTAAAGAAAATTTCTCCTTGAACGCTTCTTCAAGTACTTCCAAAATGCGATTAAAATCCACAAGAGGGATAGAGTCAACTTCATTTAATTTTATATTACAGAATATTTCTACTAGCTTTTTATTTATAAAATCATTAGCATCTTCACCTTCGTTCTGGTCTAGTATTTTTAGATAGTGTTGATATTGCCCAAGAGTAATATCCTCAAGAGATGTTGGCACTTCTATTTCTATTCTTTTACCCATATTGAAATAATTTACTTTTAGTTTTTTGTACTTATAGATTCCACGTGCCTTAATGGCAGATATATATACATAGTATAATAAACTTAGTATAGTACTTGTACTTTACTATATACATAGTGTATTACACTTAGTTCTATATAAATATAAATAATAATACTTAGTTATATATTATACTTAGTATAGTAATGGCAATACAGTTCCCAAATTTTATTATCTACTTGGTCTTTCTTATATTTTTTGCCACTATGAATAATTTCTCCGTTATTGTTTATTTCTATCTCAAATAGTTTATCACCTTTTTTGTTAGGCAAACAATAAACCTTAATTCCATTCTCCACACACCATTGAAACGCATCATACTGGAAGCTGCTAAATATACCTATTGAATTCATATTGCAAATATACAAAATACCTATTGAATCTACAATGGCAGTTGGAAAAGATGGTTTATGTAGAGAGTAGGTTACTTACTCAATACCCTATTTTATTTCCCTAGAGTACCTTATATTTTTTTATTTCGGTCTACCTACAATACACTGAGAAGCTATTTAAGGCTATTTAGAGACGTTTTAAGCGGGTTTTATATCTTTTTGGTGTATTGGTATAGCTGAGGTGGTTTGAAGCCCTTAGAAAGGCTTATTTACCTATTGGATTGAATTTATTAGGTTATTTGGTCAAATGAATTGATATTTTAAAGACGAACTACCCTTTTTAATTATATTTTAAATGATTTCCAGGTAGTTAGCTAAAATTACCCCATAAAAAAACCCCCAAAAAGGGGGCTAAATGTTTAATTTATTTCTATTTATACAACGCCTAAAATATTATAGCGGTCTTGATTATTTAATATAAAACAAAGCTCTTCCTCAATTTCTTTGTTGAGTTCCTCATCTTCAAAATATATTTGCTCAAAAGTATCTGATGAAATTATTTGTATATCTTCTATTGTGTCCCCATAAGCTGTGGCTGATATTTCATACTTTCTACCCATGATGGTTGCCTCAAATGAGGGGCGACTCATTGTAATATAGTTCTCTCTTGCTTCTATATTGTCAATAGATAAGTTTTTGTTTTCTATTATTTCTCTATCGGCTTGTTGTTGTCGTTTTGCCTTTTGTAAATTATGGTTAAATTGTTTTGAGTTGCTCATAGTTTAAAGGATTTATTGCCAAATTCAAATGATTTGATTTGCTCGTTTATTCTGTTTATTAATTCGCTCTTTTTCTCTTTGTAGTATTTTAATACTTTCAAATCGTAGGAGGTTGGATTTTTTATTTGCTCCAGCTCTTGAATAAGTTTTGTCAATGTGTAAAGGTTCATGATTTTATTTGTTAAGGTTTTTGAGTTTAAATCTCTTTTGAGTTATTGCCTTTCTTATTTGGTCAGTGTTTATTGTGCCAATGAAATCTGATAAAAACAGCTTCAAATATTTTAAGGTTGTCCTGGAATAATCCCAGCTATTAGAATCGAGGTAAATATTTCCTCCTTCGTTTACTTCGCAAATTATAGTATTATAAGATTGAAACATAACTTTTGTTCCTTTGCTGGTTCGTGTTCTGATTTCGTACTGATTAGGAACAGCGTTCCCACTTCTTGGACTTTCTAATTGATATACTTTTGTTTTCATAGTTGTTAAATTAAGTTGATAAAATTGTTTAATGTGAATAATAAAATGACCCCTACAAATAAGGCTAGTGAACAGCCAAAAAGGGTTAATAGGTCGTAAATGTCCAGTTGTCTACCTGGGTTGCTTAAAAAGGCTAAAAATCGTTTTCTCATTTGTTTAGTGTTAAATTGATAAATTCCCCCATTCGTTTAAATCTTCGCTTTTTACATTTGGCAAGTGAAAAATGTATTTGTCCTTAAACCAAACCTCGATAATTTTCCAAAGATGGCAATTTGAAGAAGCGTATTTGTTGGCATCTTCGTAATTTTCAAATTTTAAAGGTTCTCTATTTCTTGATACAAATTGAAGAGCGACCTCGTTTAAAATTAGATAAATCTTTGTTTCTTCCATGTCTTTAATTATTAGTTAGTATTTGTCTTTGTGGATTTTCCACCTGACAAATATACGGAATAAAAAATCGATTAATCCTACACTTTTTTAATTAATTTGTTGATAAAATGTTAATTTATATCTAGTCTAAATAAGAATAAGGAACAAAAAAAAGGAGACCATTTCTGACCCCCTATTGAATTTATACCTATTGAATTCACATTTGGGTATTGAATTCACAACCCTATTGAATTGCTAGGTTAATTGTATTGCATCACAATGCTCGTAGCAGTTTGAACAGAAATCTGTTTCGATTGGCAATAAAGGTGCGTTGCAACAATTACTCACTACTTGTTCCATCTTCCAGTTGTTTTAATTGGTTAGTAAAATCTTGTTCTATTTGTATAAATGCAAAAGTGCCTATGTGGTCTTTTTGTATTTCAGATAATGAACAGCGTTTAAATCCTGATAGCCTAAAATGGTTTCCTCCCGCTTTTCTGTCCCCAAGAAAACCACCTACATTAAATGTACACAAATCATTTCCCTTCTTGTCTTGTACTCTTATTCTCATTTTTCTAGTTGTTTTAATATTTGTTTGTCTATATTTAGGAGTAGCTTGGTGTACTCCGCTGTACTTAGCTTATAGGCTTTTCTTTTGCCAATAGTTTGAGCTAATACAGTCTCCACTATATGGAGTTCGTCACTATCTAGTTTAATATTAAATTTGCTCACAATCTTCGGCATCTAATTCATCAAACTTCTCGATGGTTTCTGTCATCTCATCCACTAGCGACCAGTTCTCTAATCTAGTGTATTCTAATCGCTGATTCCAAAGGAGGTGGATTATTAAGTCTATTTCTTCATTTGTAAGCCTAACAGGGGCTGTTTTCTCAGTTCTAGTTTTTCGTATCATAATTATATATCTTTTTCTTTATGCTCTAAATAAGATGTTGTAAATGCCCCAAAGCAATATACTGGGAACTCCATAAAGTCATGAAACTTATTTGCTGGGTCTTGTAAATCCCTTTCGTGGTTTTTATAAAGCTCATCTTTGAACGTCATAAAAAACTTATAGAATTCATAACCAACTGTTGCAATCTCAGCCTCAGTAATATTTAATTCTGGACTTGCTAAATCTAATTCTCTGTTTTCTTTGCTTTTAATTGTCATAATTACTCGCTTATTTCGTCTAAATATTCTGTAATCTTATTTGCTACATCAGGAAAATCAGTAAATAATACCTGACAGATGTCGCTATCTGAATGAATATTGTTTCCATTTGCCAATACTTCTAAGCCATTCTTGAAGCCCATTTCCCTCATTCGTAAACTGTTTTTCGTTGTTCTCATAATTATCTCTTTTTTAAAATTATACTGCAATATATAAAAAATATTCCAACTGCCAAACATATTATAAAAAAAAGAGGGAAATATTTCTAAATCCCCCTAGACAAATTAACTAAAAACAAAACATCCTTACTTAAAAGGTTTATTATCTATTGCAATATAATAAAAATATTTTACTTGACAATATACATTCCTTTAGGCACACTCCTAGTCAATATATATTGAATTCCGTACCTACTAGCATCGATAAGGTGGTTGTAGTTGTCGACTGGCTTTACCCCCCTAATATCCCAAACATAGTTATTGAACTCTTTTACTAAGTTCTCCCCATCTAAGTTGATATTGTAGTCCTGCATCAAAGCAATCCCACTTAATATACTTCCTTTCTTCTTTATAGTCGGAGTGACGTTTAAAGGTGGGTTCTTCATCTTCATTTCGGATAAAAGGCGTGGCTCACGAGTTATCACACACAATTAGCTTTCTACCTGCTACTCTACGGCAATGCTCGTATATCTGGGAGGTTACTAGTCCTTTCTTATAAAGATGTTCCTTTAACCAAATTATTTTCCTTTCTTTGTCAACGCAAATTTCAACCAGGGCTGAAGCATCTCGAGCAAATCCGAAGTCAAGTGCGAATATTGAATCTATCTCGGTATTGAATTGTCCTATTTGCCAATCAGTAAATACTACTCCCTCTGCTTTTTGTAGCCAACCCCCCATAATTTGATGGGCGTACTTCTCTGGGCGACGTTCCTTAATCTTTTCAATCTCGTTAACGAATGATTTAGACAGGTGGTCAACGTTGTCTAAGTAGGTTGTGTGGATATAAGGTTACCCCTTCTTTAGTGCCGTTAAATCCATCTGGTATTCCTCTATTTTGGAAGAATCTTTGGTATATCCAATGTTCTTTTGTAGTAGGGGTTTAGAATCAATATACATCTATTTTTGGCAACCTTACTTCTAATGGAGTAGTCAATCTTGTCAAAGCCAGTCTCATCATTTAATTCTTCAGCCTCATCAAGTACAAAAGTATTAACCCCTTGAATTGACTTCAGCTTTGCAGTCTGGTCTCCACTTGCAGTTTTAATCCCACTAAAGTATATGGAACTATTGGTTAGCTTATTGGTAATCTCAGTCTTTGTAATAGTAAAGAATTCAGCTACCCCCATCAGTTCTATCTTCTCCATGAACTCAGGTATAATACTCATAGAGGCACTACTCATTGTATAACGAGTAAAAAGTGTCTTTGTATTCTGTTCGTATGTTAGAAGTACTAAGAAGGTGTTTACGGCAAATGATTTACCGGAACCTCTACCTCCTGTAATTACAAAGTATCTACTATCACTATTGAATAGCGTTTGGTACTTAGGATTTAAATCTATTTTGTTTGCCATATTGATTTCAGATTTTTCTGAATATTTTCTCACTTATTATCACAATGCCATAAATCATTCTCAGTTAAATATTCTGGACTATAACAAGGTAGATAGTCTCCTTGTATTAGGTGGTGGAATAATACTCCTTCTTTTTCTACTTCCATTATCTTTTACTGTTATATATATCTTCTATTTTCTTATTTCTTTTTAGCTCTTCCTTTGAATTGCCTCTCCATTTTCTCCTTCTAGCTATTCTTGATAGTTTACCCTTTCTGCTCATCTGTATCGAATTTATAATTGTTAAAACAATCTTTCCATTTGCCACTAAGACTAAACCTAATAGCTTGCATATTTCCCTCATTCTTAAATATAAAGAACCCATTGTAATAAGTAGAGTAAACTGCAAAATAATCTACTAAACCTAACGAGTAATCTGCTTTATTATTCTGAAGGGGAGTTTTTATATTTGATTCACCTTCACCTAGGAGATTTTCCTGTTGACTTAATCTGAACTTTATATAATTTACTATGGGTATCAACTATACAATCATAAGGGCTTGAATCTAGTAAAGGTTTACTAACAGAGAAACCTCGTTTAATACACTCTGCAAAAAACAAGGTTTCCCCATAACATCCTATATAGTTACTGTCTTTCATGTTTTTTACTTAAATCACTTGAGTAATGATAACCCAATATAGGATTAACATAATAGTTCCAGAAATCATCTGGAAACTTACTGCTATCATTTATTCTCATTTGTCTTTTTGATTTCTTCATGGTCAATATCTATTGTTTTAGGTTTAGCGAAATCCACAACTGGGATATTCACATTAGTATTTACATTTATATCCTGTTGCTCCTTTGGTTTACCATAGCGGTATTCCCACAACATTTTAGTGTAGTTGAAGTTCCCTTCAGAGGCTTTGTTGGCAATATGAATCCAAGCCTTTTCCTCACTACCAAACGCCTTCTTTAGTGCTTTGAGCGTTAAAGCATTTGTCTCTTTCTCTTTAATCTTAGGGGGTCTCCCTTGTCCCCTAGATACTCCCTTTAAAGCACCATTATTTCTCCTGCCATCTACTTTCTTTGGTTTATCTTTCTCTTCCATAATTTATTCTAATATATATCCATTTCTATTATAATAATCTTCCCTTTGTTCAAATCTAACTTTAATTTTTTTGTACTTTTTATTGACCTCTGAAGTTGAAACTATAATTTGGTTATGAGCTTTTTTTAAGTTATTATAGCTTTCTTTTAGGTGGTTATATTTATCTAGTAGTCTTAAATACTTAGGAGTAGTTACTTCAGCACTACTAGACTCACTAATAAGTGTCAATAGAGACTTATCTAATAAATTTACAAATTGATTGTTTATCTCTAAATAATCAGCATTTAGGCTATAGTCATAACTCATAAACCCTTGTAATTGCTTGATTGAGTGGATAGCAGTAGCATGGTGCTTGCCAAATGTATCGGCTATAGTCTCTAAACTCATTCTAGTATTATCTCTTAGTATCTTATAATACATAGCCCTTCCCATAACGTAATCCCTACGTCTACTGTTTTTATGAATATCTATTCCATAAAATTCACACACTACGTCACTTGCTATCTTCTTAATTTTTTTAACCTTTTCTATTTTATCTATCATTATTATCTTATTATCATTTCTTTTTTAAAACTATCATAGGCATCTAAAATACCTTGACAACATTCATAATACTCCATATCTCTATAGTAATCTATCAATAATTCTATTTCTTCTTTATCTAAGATTCCTAATCTTAAAGATGCTAGAACATCATTGTAACACTCCTGTTTACTAGAGTACGTCATACAAATAAAATTCTTCTACCGACTTCTTTTTATCAACAAAGAAATCTTTATATATCTGGACAGCTTCCATTGTTTTTTCTTCACCTCTATGGTAAAATTCCTTACTACATTCAAATATACCAACCAAATGAGTTGATTTATCAACTGCTATAAAAACAAAGTCTTTATAAGAGATGCCAAATAATTCACAGTAAATAAAACATTGAATATCATATCCGAAATCATTAGCAGCCCAACGGAATTTTTTTATCTGACCAGTACTTTTTAAATCGGCAATATACTTGCCTCCTAAAATATCTGCTTTAGCCCTAAAGGGAATACCCTCTATTGTTCCAATAGCAGGAACTTCTGTCCTAGCACCTTTCAAATACTGATATGCTTTTGAATTACTCATAAAACTAGATGCCATCTGTTCAGCATTATACTTCTCTGTTGAAGTGTAAGCCTCCCCATGTTCTTCTACAGCTAACTTATAAGCCTTTGAATTCTTACTCTGTACATCTACAAAGTGCAATGAATCCCATTTTTTAGGCTCTAAAACCTTATAATGGAATAAAGAACCAGCGGTAAAGGCATCGTTCTTTTTACCTTCCCCTTTGTTATTTATAGTATTATAATAAATACTTGGGTTCTTTAGCAATTCCTTACAAGATGAACTTGATAAAGCGTTCTTACCTAAATACCCAAAATAAAATTCATCGCTATGCATCTGGTTAAGTATGTCTTGTTTGTCCCAGAATACACCATCTAATGTTGTTATTACATCTCCCATCACACCAATACTGTTTTAAGGATTATACGCTTCACACTCTCAGGCACCTTAGGGTCAATAAGCTCCTCTTGCATTTCCCTTAAAAGTTCTAATCTACTATAGAATTCTACAGCAGAATCCTCATGATTTAATTTTTGTAATAATTCTTTACTTCGTTCCCATATTCGTTTGTATTAATAAAATTTAACATTCTTCGTATAGCCCATTCAATCCCCCACAATAAACTATTAAATGGAAAAACTAAAATAATAACTATAATTTCAATTAAGAACAATATCGCAAATAAGAAGAATATGGTAAATAATTGGGGGGTATTAAATATTATCTTTAAAATCTTCATTGTTGTATCTTTTGTGTAAAGATAAACAAGTTTTTAACAAATCCTATTTTTTAGGAGTAAAATTATCCTTCCATATAGTTTGACAAACTGCAAATCGTTGGTCTCTATCAGTATATTCGACTCCCATTTTGGCGTTCCCCATACATCTTTTAACAAATTCCTTATTAGTTTCGTACTTCTTTGGTTTTAATAGTGGCATCTTCTTTTGGTTTTAATTGTTTTTCTATTTTTTCTATTTTATATAATGCGACTGCTAATGCCTTTTGTGTTAGCTTTAGGTCGTTCTGCATCTTAATTAGTTTTACTTCTTTCATATAATTATTTTATAAAACAAACATCTAATACTGTTTTCATTTCTGTTGTTTCAGTTTTTCTATATACAAGGTAGCATCCATGAGCTCCTCTTGTAAATGATTTAAGAACTTATAGTATAGAATCCATCAGGAGAATCGTGAAGGGTAGTTCCGTACTTCAAGATACCATCTCTACTTCTTGCCCTCATAGTATTTATAACATCTTCCACTATTGGGTCTTTTTTTATATCATTGTGGGAATAAGTTGAATCAGCAGTCCATCTATCCTCGTTCATTTCAAACCATTTTTTTATACTATCGCTCATTTCTTTCTCTATATGTTTTTACTATCATTGCTTCTAATATCCTTAAAATCCCATATCCAAGTATAATTTTTAAAACAACCATATTAATTTAAAATTTACATTTATTATTATTCCATTTTTTACCAAGCCCATTTACAAAAGCAACCAAACTATAAGGAGTGTTTAATACTGTCCATTTGCCCTCAATATAATAAGCCTCAACACAACAATCTAATAAAGGAATATCAGTATTGTCATCCAGGTGGTTATGAATTACTTTTAAGGCAATACCTTTACTGCCCCATTTATCCACCATACGCTCCAAGACAAGCCTTTGTCCTATTGGTAATTTATTACCCTCTTTCTTTACTTCCCCTAGAATTAGTATATCATTATCGAATTCAAGTACAAAGTCTATATCGGTAGGGTGAATTTTATTATTCTCAACACCAGTAAAGTCTATAGATTGCCTTACTTGTTTAGTGTTTCTAATTAAACTATTCATCTCTATATTCTTTATATACCCTCTCTAATTTCTTGTGGACATTATTTAGGAAACAACTTGTACAGCCAGTAGTCGATGCCTTATCATTAAATACTCTATTGTATATAGCCACAAGTTCCTCTTGTCTCTTAACCGAAACTTTATTTATTTTAGTAGAGAAATAATCCTTAAGATAATTGTATTCATCTTGAGATAAACAATTAGGCTTTTGATAAGGAAACATCTTATTTAAAACCTCACGTCTATCAGAACAACCGCAGTCCTCCCCAAGAACAAACTTCGCTACCTTACTAATACCACTAGCTTCAAATAACTTTTCTACAGTATCTCCAACTCCGATTGATTTAGTCTTTTGATTCTCGGTACTTTTTGTATTCTTTGATTGCACCTTTCTTGATTTTCTTTTTGCCATTACTTAGCGTATTAAATATTGAACTTAAACTTATTTTAGTTTCCCTTGCTATCTTTCTCATTGACATCTCGTCAAAGAAATGTATATTAAAAACCCTCTTATCATACCAATACCAGTCATCAATTATAGATTCTACTTTATCTATAACTTTATCAAATTGTTCCTTTTCATATTCTACTCCAGAGTCATCTGCACGATAGTCAATCATATCTACTGGCAAGTCCTCACTATAGATAAACTTATTACCTAACTTATGGAATTTAGATAGATATAGATTACGCAAAGTTACATAAACATAATAGGTGTTAACCTCATCTTTATTATACATAATTTTATTGACATCCTTAACATAATCACATATCCTTATATACATTTGCTGTACTAATTCATTAGCATCGTCATCACTAACCCCAAAAGACTTTGCCATATAAATCCAGTCTTGGTGCTTTTTAGCTAATATATTTATTACTTGCTCTGCCATACGTGGATTGATATTCCTATAATACCCACCATAAATTGAAATAGATGTTCTACTTCTGTTTCTTCAGGGTCTTGGATTTCATCTAATTTTGTGTTCCAATAATTGAAACCTACCATAAACCCATAGACTGGGAAAAACTGTATATACATAATTTATAATTTAGTTATTATTACATCTAATCTAGGATTTTCCCTATCTATCCCCATATAACAAGAATTTACTTCCACCACAGTTGACAAGTCATCTGATTCAATACAATCGTTTTCGACCATAGCATCTTGAAAGAACTTATCTACAACAGAAATTACATTCATTAAATCCCTAGTTCTTTTATCAGGGGCAAAATAAAAGTATTCTATTTTAACCTTTCCAGATAATCTAAAATCTAATAAAGGTGTTATCTGAGCTTTGAATTTACGCTTAATATCGTTACTGACTTGATAGTGCCAATTTCGATAGTTATTCATAGTTAGCCATCTCCTACGTTTGCTTCTATTCATTATAAACAGAGGTAATGATAGGGTTTTTTCTTTCTCTTCTTCTTTTCTCATCTACTTTAGTAAAAGGTGTATCGTTATTAAAGTAATAACGTTGTTCTTTTATGTTAAATGTAATGAGTTCAATCTCTTGAGGTATTCCTACTAACTTTTGCTTTTTAATCTTCTGTGAACCAAAGGTAACAAATTTATCTGAAAAATCCATAGCCCTATTAGGTCTCCAAACAAACATAACATTATCAGCTTTATCGGCAAACGTTCCACCTCCTTTTATACTATTGATATCTGGCTTTGGATATTTGCCATCGTCTCCTTTACGAGGTGTTATTTGATGGGCTATCAAATGGATTGATATATCATTTTCTACAGCAAACCTTTTTAAATCACTCATGAACCTTGAAATATACAAATCTTCACGTTCTCCCATCCTTAGCTTATGCTGGATAGTGTTATAAGGGTCAATTATCAAACTACGTATTCCTTTTTGCCTAACTAAAACTTTTGCTTTAGCTAATATAGTTTCTAATAGAAAGTTCTTATTAGGATATATTAAAAAGAAGTGGTCATTAACAAATTCAATAGCCTCTTCATATTCCCTAATATCCATTTGACTACCTTTATGTATTGGGTCACTACTTTTTCCAATATACATTTCAATAATATCATTGTAAAAATCATTCATTGGCATATTCTCTGGGGAAAATATAGCGAATTTCCATCCTTCCATTGCCGACTTTAAACAAGCTAACTGATTTACAAATAGAGATTTTCCTTCATTTTGATACCCTGTCCATACATTAACCTCACCACTTCTCCAAGTCCAAGCTCTATCTATACAGTCAACGTGAGTAGTTGTCCCTCTTTCAACCCCATTGTAAAAACCATCTATTAAACTCTCCTTTATATCATTTGCCTGAAAGACACCCTCTACTTTTGGATATTCAGCCGAATTAAGGCGTTCTCTTAGACCTTTTACTCCCTCTTGGACTAATACCTCATTTGCATCTTTAAAAGGGCTTAAATCGACTAATTTACACTTCTCAGCACCTATGCGTCTAACTAACTCCTTCTGAAGAAATCTACCATTCTCATCATTATCAGTTGCCACATAAACTGTTTTAGCACCTTCAAAGCTACTATAAGCACTATCAATACATCTTAGCTTATTGTCTACATTCTTATCAGATGGGTTTGGCGCACCCATATTAACTGAGGTGTGGGCAATAACTCCAGCTACTTCCCAACTCAAGGAATCAATCTCCCCTTCGCAAACAACAATATCTTTTTGACCAACTATCCTATCATAATTATACATTATAGGTTCAGCATCTTTAGCTTGTGTAAAGAACTTATCTCTAATGCCTCTAGTTTTGTAATTTATTAGTTTGCCATCTCTAAAATAAGGAAAAACAATTTTATCTCCAGAACTGTTCATCTTAATTTTATTATTCAAAATAACCTCATCAGTTATACCCCTAGAATTTAGGAAGTTCTTTGCTTCACCTGCTAATTCGTTTAATATATTCTCACTCGGTAATGAATATGTTTTAACCATAGTTCTATCTTTGTTTTCTAAAGAACCAACTCTTCCTTGCCAATTACAATGGTGGCACTTAAATACACCATCTTTAAGATTAACAGATAACGCAGTATCATTTTTATTCTTCCTATCTCCTGTGCATTTTGGACATTTCACTTTTTGTTGAACTGAATTGCCCTTGAGTTGTATTCCTAAATTTGTAAATTCTTGTATCATCTTTGTATTATACTTAGTATTATTTATTTATATACTTAGTACTATCTATATAACATAGTTAATACTATCTATATATATCTGCCACTTTGGCACTTGGAAGATTACTAAATATTCTTCTTTCCTTACCATCATGACCTATAGATTTAGTGACTCTTTTGATTAAGTTTTTATCCTCTAACCTGGATAATATACGATAAAGAGTTCTCTCACTTAAACTTAATTCCTTACACATTGTGTTATTACTTGCAAAACAGTATTCCTTAACACCATTCTTGCATAGTGAATCTATATAATTTAGTACTATTGATTCTTTATGATTTATATTGAGATTTTCCATTACATTAAAATTAATTTTAGCAAACCTCTCTTGTTTTCTTTTATACATCTTTATCTTGTTTTAGTAAAAAGGGCTTTGATACTATCTCAGCCCTATTTTATTCATTAGAATGGTAAATCTGGAACACCATTACTATTAGTATTAACTGGAGCAGATTGTTTTTGCTCTTGTTTTTGTTCTGGCTTATAGTCGTTAACCCAAACACTATGGGTTTTACCATACTGGTCAGTCTCTCTAAGCCCACCAACAGTTAGTTTAATATAACGCTTACCGTTATACTCAAAAATGTGGGGTTCACAGGTATCAATACAAACTGATATATTAGTTAAGTCAAATTGACCTGCCTTAACACCTTTACCAACATACACTCTTTTTTTCTCGTTACTCATAATAAATAAATAAAAATTAAACAATTAACTTTGTAGCAATTCCGCTACTTCTTTACTGACATTATACTTCTCTCTAATATTAGAAATAGTAAATTGCCCACTCTCGATTGCCTTCTTAGCATTGTTAAACTGGGGAGTTCCCTTGTTCAACCATGATTTAGAATTACCACTATCACCTTTATGGTTATTCATAGCATCGGCATCTTTAGTATCATCAAGTAAGAACAACCCACTAAGAGCATACTTTCTAGCATAACTACTAGACGCTCCGAAAGATTGTGCTATATCCATACCCTTTTTATTAAGGTTTATACCTGCTGATGCTTTCTTAGGAATAGTGTCTTTTCCATCACTAATAATTGCAGTAGCCTCAGTATATGGGACTCCCACTATCTCTTTAATCTCATCATCTAATGTTAATGACAAGTTAAATTCTTGTAGTAATGGTTTTACAGCTTCCTGAATATCCTCTGCACTTCTGTAGTTGTAATTACCAAAACTATTTCTTTGGTTCTTCGGTGCTTTCAGTCTCCCCTGAATAGCTACCAGTTTATCATTGATTGTTTTCATATTGGCAAATATATATAATGTTTTCCAACTGACAAAATAGTTGTATGAAAAAAAGGAGAAACTTTACAGCAACTCCCTTTTAACAAACAAAGATAAACAAAGATTTCATACAAGAGATTACAAACTCTTTTTACAAATATAAGGCTATTGAATTCACATTTCCAAATAAACCCCTATTAAATTCACATTTAAACATCCAGGTGGTCAAGTAGTAAATTACCATCAGTCTCATTAAACCCTTTTATTTGCCTGTATAAATGTTTACTGTCAGATTTAACTTTTTTTTTCTCAGTCTTTGTTGAATCAATCCCTAAATTAGTATATTGAATTGCATCTAATTCTAATATCATATCAGTACGTTCCTTAATACTCAAGGCAAAATCAGTAGCAATCTTTTCAGCTAACTTTCTAATAGTTAAATCTTCTGGCATTATTTATAAAATTAAAGGTTAATAATTACTTTCCTTGACCTCTATAGGTCTTTTTATAGTTTCTTGAGGTCTTTAGCTTACTTGACTTGCTTTTAGCATGGACTCCTTTTCGCTTTACTTTAGTTTTTTTGTTATATGCAAATATAGGGACTTTAGCCATCTTTATGTAGTTTATTTCCAAATACTTTTTCCACACCCCTAGAACCGAAATAACCACCAATGACAATGGATAATAACCCAGTTATTGAGTTTAATTCTAAACCATAGAACCAACCTATAACATAAGCTAAAGAGAAGAATATTAAAGTTAACGGTCTAACGTTAGTAGCCAACCAAGAACCACTACGAGAGTCAGCAACCCATCTACGAGTCACTCCATCTATCTCAGAGCGTTCTAAATCAAGTTTCTTTAATGCTACGGTCTTATCCTCCTCCGACATCTCAGAACCTCCTATAATCGCTTGTATGACGTTTCCTGCTAAACTATCACCTGCTACAGCTCCTACAACGTCTGGTATCTTCTCTAATAAGAATTTACCTACTTGAGTATCTTTAAATTTCTTTTTTGGATTAGACATAATGTACTGCCTGTAGTATTAGTATGTCCAAACAGAGTTTGGCTTGGAGTCATCGGTATCACAATGGATAAAGGTTTTTGCCACTCCAATACGAGTGAATCCTGCTCTGATAAGGGCATTAAGTATAATGTATCTTTCACTTCCAGTTGTGACTGAGATATCTGCTGCTTTACCAATGAGGTGGGAGCTGTTTTCAACTCCTCCAACAAAATTATTCCTTGACTTAGTTCTATACCCTGAACTAATTCTAAATGAGATTCCTGCAAGGTCTCTAGCGTGGTCAAGTTTATAAAGAAAGTTACTATCCATATTCTTACCTGAATTAGGTAAATCAGGACTGTCAAATTCCGATAAAGAAAAATAATTAAGGTTCATACAAACAAAGCTAATAAAAACATAAGTATAAAGAAAGATACAAATATCACTTTCATTCTATCAAAACTCTCTCCGTTCCAATTAGTGATATACCAATCCTTTACCCAATCGATTGCTTTACCACCAAGTTCTTTAATCTTATCCATTACTTTCTTTTTTTATCCACTTTTAAATACTCTAAATCTTTCATAAAATCACGCATTTCTAAGGTTATTTCTCTAACCTCTGCTTCTAATGCTCTTTGATTCTTCCAAGTATATTCCTTTTCGTTGTATTTAAGTTTTGAGACCTCTGACGTATTAGCATCTATCTTAGCACTTAACGTATAGTAAGAACCAATAATAGAAGCAAACATTGCACCTATTGTTATTATCTGTGTGATACTAATTGAAACGTCTGCTTTACCGTCTCCGTCTAAATCAATTTTTGCCATTATCTCTTAGTTTCTTTGTTATACTTATAATTGTGTACCCTATCGCCAATACTAAAGATATAGTTTGAAGATAAGGATTTGCTTCGCTCACACTAATCCCAAGTGCAAATAGATTCGTTACTGCTATCTTCAAATCTTCCATTGTTTTATGCTATTGCTAAATAGATGTATGTTTCGTCAAGGGCATTTGTTCCCAAATCAGTTAAAAGTAGTTCAAACCCATCATCAGTAAAATTTAAAACATTAGTAGTTCCTTCTTGAACTGATGAATCTGCAAGTAAATATTTATTACGAGGATTTGATGGGCTTCTAACATCATCTATCATAACCCAACTATGTCCACTTGATGATGAAAGTTTATACATTACAAATCTTGGTCTAAATCCACCGTTTCCTGTAGGAGTTCCATCATCAGTAGTATAAACTCTTTTACCCGAAACACCACTTCCTAAATAAGTCCCTACCCTCTGATAACCGTCTACTGAATGGAAGCAGTAGGCAATAATAGAACCCCAAACTGTTCCGAATGATGTTCTAAAATGTGTTGAATCAATAAATTCATTAGTTCCTGCATCTATTTTAGTATCTGTTGTATTTAAAAACAAAAAGTCAAGACTACCATCTATCTTTTTTGTCATTACATACCAATTAAGAGACGAAGTATCGTAAGGCTTAAAAATAATTAATTCAGGCTCTTGAGTTAATCCGTGAGCAGGTCTGTTGTCTCCGTTTACATTTGTTTCGTAATTTATTATACTAAAACCTGCTTGAGTATTTACAGATGCACCGTTTAATGTTGTTACATTTGCTGAACTTAAACCTGCATCACTTGCAGTAGAATATCCTGTATCGTCAACATTATAAGTATTAGAACTTCCTCCTGCTTTCCAACACCAAGCTACATAGTCATTATTAAGTCTACCAACAGCATAATACCCATTAACATCAGAACCACCCTCTGTCGTAAATCCATTAGTATCTAAGCTTTTAATAGCACCAAAAACATTATTTGTAGTTTCTGATGCAGTTTGGTCTGAAGATAATGCACCATAAACGCTTGCAGCATTTAAACCCCGAACTGAATCAACTAATGTATGACCCCAATTTGAAGTTCTATTCTTCACCCAAACCAAATCAGGTTGAAATGCCATACCTAAAAAGTTTACGTTTGTAGGTGTTCCTCCATATACTCCTGCTGAATAGGTTACATTACTTGCAGTACCATCGTAAGTATCTAACGCATCCTCTGCGTTACCATCTAATTTGTAATGGGCAACTAAATCTGTTGTTGGTACATCTGCTGATTCTTTGTATAATTTTTCAACGTCTGTGCTATCTAATTCTGATGAGTATGTTCTTACTTGGTCTATTTTACCAGACATAGACCAATAACTTTGATTTAAATAGTAATTTGCTCCAATAGAAAAAGTAGGGTTATTTATAAATTGAATAGTTCCGCTTCTTGTATTTGTACCTATTGAATTTCCATTAACATAAAAAGTAACCAGACCAGATGAATTTCTTGTAAAAGCAACTTGATACCAAGTGTTTAAAGAAAAATTATATGCTATTGTTTGATACTGATTAGTACCATTTATTACTGAAGAAAATTTTAATCCATTTTGCGTAAGAGTTCCTGCTGAAAAAACCCAGCCGCTATCACCACTTGATTGTGGTTGTTGAACGGATGAAGTAGCAATAATATTTAAAGTATTTAGTGATGACATATTAATCCAAGCTGAGACAGACATCTCTTGAAGCTGCATTGCAGTTGAATTGGTAGTTATAACACTCCCCCCTGGTGAAATACCATTAAATACCGCAGCTTGTTCAAAATTACTGCTATTAGCATCCCCATCTAACTCATATAAAGCAACACCTGAACCATCTCCAAAAATATCAGTAGTTGATTTAGTACTACTTGCGTAGGTTTCATTATAAAGCGTGGTTACTTCTCCATCATTAGTTTCGTCTAATACTCTGTTAAAGATTCTTACTTGGTCTAATTTTCCATCAAGAGCGCTATTAGATATAATAAATAAATCACCTCTACCAACTCCAACAGTTCCTCCTGAAATTGTTTCAGTTTCCCCTGTTCCATTAATATAAAACGTCATATTAGAGCCATCTCTAACTATCGCTATATGCTCCCATTGACCATTAGTTACAGTAGAAGATGTAGCAGGCACTTGTATTCTTGAGCCATTTCCCCCTGCGGACGAAACACCTAAAGTGCCATTAGAATATAATTTAAAATAAGTTCTAATATCTCCGCTCAAAGTTGCTTGATTAAACAAATCAGTTTCTAAGGTATTGTTTCTATATATCCAAAAACTTAAACTAAAGTTAGATGTTGCAGGAATTAATTCATCTCCAATACCTATATAACTACTACTCCCATTAAAAGCAGCACCCTTTCTAATATACCCTGTTATCTTTTGTGTACTTCCGTTTCCTGTGTAAGTTACAGTCTCAAAGTTCTGTAAAGGGTCAATTGTTGCAGATGCAGCTTCCTCCCCTGTATTTATAAGTTTTTTATTTATCATTAGTCAAGGTTTGGTAAAGAATAAGAAACTACTGCTTTTTTTGTTGTTTTAGCATTGATTTCATCTTCTTTGGTTGCACACTCGGTTCTTAATGCTGCTCTCGCATCTATAATATCTTGAGGTGCAGCAATACCTTCTTGCGCTCTAATAATGTACCAATCTGTTTTAGATAGTTTTCTACCGTATATACTTTTAAGATTTGCAATCTTGTTTTCTTTTAATTCTGCTACTGTTTGACTCCAAGTTTTATCAATTACAGGGTACGTAAATACGTTATTGTCACCATCCCACTCTAAGTCTCCTAAATGTTGAGTTGCTGAATCATAGCTTGGAGAAACAATAGGATAAAATCCATACGCTTGTCCATCTGTAATATTTAAGTGTACTCCATTATTGTCTTTCCAAACTTTCGGTAAGGATGTGAATTTTTTAATTGCACCTTCGTGTTGTATTGCTATCATAATTACGCTTCTTGAGAGATTGTTGCCCATTGTTCTGTTGAACCATTGGTTGAAATTATTTGAATTAGGTTTGATACAGTACCATCATAAGTTCCTGTGATTGTCTTAACCGAAGCAGGAAGTGTTAAGGTATGGACTCCTGTAATTACTAAGTCTTTTGCCATTCCTGTTTCTACGTTTGAAAAAGTTAAAGTAGTAGCACCTGACAATGTTTTAGTAAATACCGCAGCAGAACTAAAATCTACATCACTTGCAGGGATAACCGCAGCGGTTGTAAATTCAACACCCATATTATCATACTCAATAACGTCATCTGCGATAGTTAATATACTTGAACCTGTTACATCACCTGTATGGGTTGCGTTATAAAAATTAATACTTCCTTCGGGAATATCATCTGTGTCAAGTGTAACAACTCCTGTTTGTCCGTTTACCGAATCAACATCTCCTGTATCGTCTGAATAAAGTTCATCAAAGTTAGCTTGTACTTTAGTAAAAGCATCAAACAGAGTATCTCCATTACCCTGGTCTGCCGCTCCTATTGTTATGTCTTGTTGTCCCATTTTTTACTTTTTAAAATTGTGTTTTATCAACCGTATATTGTGTTGTATCTGATGTTATTAAATTAGTATCAACCGTAAAATAAGAGGCATCTGAATTAAAAGGATATATAATACCCCAACTGTTTAGGTTCGTTAACATTACCCCACCAAGAAACCTCAGTATACTTTTCCCCAATCTAATATTATTTACTCCCTTGCCAATCACTAATTCTTGCCATCTCTCTTTTTTAAGTAATTACTTAATTTAATAATGTTCTCTTTCTTAGGTTTATATTGTTTTTTCTTTTTTACAGTACCCATCCTTGAAATAATGCATCTTTATCTGGATATATATCTTCATTATTATTACTATAATATTCTGGGAATTTACCACTAGCATTAAAACTCATATACTCAATAAATCTATTAGTATAATATTCAGCATAATCTCTTTCTTTAGCTATAAGACTGTCAATTTCAGATTTAGCAGGCTGAGTTGAATTCTCAGAACTATGTTTGTAAACACCTCCATTTGCTATTGTGTAAGCAGCAAAAGGTAAATACTCTGCCATTGCAAAGTGAATTAACATGGGCTGAATATATTCATTAACTAATTCTAAATAGTCCCCAGTCAAATTACTAGCAATAATATCACTACTTATTTTATCGTATAAATCCGTTCCAAGATAATTTTGAACATGAATTTCTTGGGCAAGTTTTATAAACTGAATAAATTTATCAGTATCTACATTCCCACTTAAAGCGGTATTTTTTACTAAGTCAGCTCGTTTTATAAATAGTGCGGTTGCCATTATTCTTGCTCTTCAATTTGTTCATCAATAGTTTCTACTTGGTCTTTTTTTACCCCAGTCTCTTTTTCTACCTCAGAATCAGTAACTGCATTTGTTAAGTCAGTAAATTCTAAAGGCTGTAAGGTTTTAAAGTAAATATCTAAATCAATTTCATTATATTCTAAGACCTCTTCTAAAGCATCTAATATAGTTACTTGCATAGGTCTAATAACAGTATTGTCCATTAATAAAGAAGCTGTTTGGAGTTCCTCAGCATTATTACCAAGACCAGTATTATCTTTAATACCAACCAACATTGGAGATACAATACGATGAGATACCATTACTTTTTTCATACTTTCATCAGACAAGAATTGATATTGCTGATGGGCATCATTTATCATTACTGGGTCAACCGTAGCTGCAAGTTCTTTACTATCGTTAAATGCCAAGATGAATTTACCTGCGTTAGATGTTCCGCTAAACTTCTCATAAATTGCTCTTTCTATAGCATCTCTTTGCTCCTTGTCTGGTGTACCGTTATTGAAATTAATCAACATACTTGGCTGTAACCCATTTTGTATATTACTTATATGGTAATTAGCAATTTCTTCTTCTAACTCAGCATACTGAAGTCCCCCTTGATAGTCAACAGGAGAGTAATAATAAAACCCAGCTCTATAAGGTCTAATATAAAGAATTTCAATACCGTCTTTACTACAGCCAAAAGCTGGTATTCTTTTAGGTTTATCATTCTTTCTAACCTCACTCCAATCTGGACTATAGTAATATGCCTTTACCTCACCATCTTTAGCTTTTTCTGCTCTAAGTGTTTCAATAGGTATATGGGCTACTTGAACAATCTTACTCCTATCTTTGCTATAAATTACTTGAAGAGCAGCCTGTCCCATCATCTTATAATCATAGCAAACCTTCTTCATACAATTCTTTTTGAATAATGATTTCATTTCATTATACTCAGATTGTTTTTCTTTAGAATCAGTTGCATCTAAACCTCTACCATATATCATTTCTGATATTCCGTTTACCGCAGCATTGTTGGTTGGAGACCCATTATATCTATCTATAAGATATTGGAAATACATATTATCGTCTCCATATTCTATCCAATCATATCTTTTAGACTCCATAACTTGAGGAGCGGTATAAGACGATAAGTTTACAACATGAATTGCATCTTTAGTCTTATTGATTAGTTTTCTAGGTTGGTTTTTTCTTGCCATTATATAATTACATATTCATTATCAAAGCTACTTTCCTCAATGTACTCATCTTTATTTATAAAGTATTTATCTAAGGAAGTTTGATTGCTACAATAAATTAGTCCTCGATATATCTCCTCATTATCACTAATAGATAATTCAACTCTATAAGTATATAAACTGTCTTCAGTTAAACTAAAGTCTCCATTTAACACCATATAATCCCCATCATCTGATTTAGTCGGAGTGATAGTAGATGTTGTTCTAGTTGCCTTATCCGTAATCCTAATTACTGGGGATTCAGCATCTTTACGAGGAATTATCTTTAATTCTTGAGTGCCTGTTGTAGGTAAAATATCCATATACAAAATAACCTTAGCCTATTGAATTGTTTTTACTAAGATACAAAAAAAGGGGGTAAAATACCCCCCTTATTGAATTTACAAGTATAGTCTAATTAGACAGTTCTCTGAGAAGAGGCACTATCAGTTGCACTAGCCATACCAACAAATGGGTCTGCCGAAGTAGCTCCATCTACAAAATTAGGCATAGTTATCTCGTTAGCAGTTAAAGTTAAAGTATAACCTTGAAGGTCTCCCATAGCTGTTCCAGTTACAGCAGTACCTCCAGTTACTTCAGCTCCATGTTCTCTACCAACTAATAATAACTTACCATCAAAAGTCTCTACAAAAACGTGAGGTCTCCCAAATGCCATTAATTTTAGCTCTTTGTTATCCTCTTTTGTTAGTTTATGAAGAGTTACGTTTATTACTTGCTCAAAGAATGTTGTACCATTCTCAAGAGAAGTTTGAATATTTGTTTCTAAGGAAGAATTACCCTTAACATCGTATGTGTGGTAAGTGAAAGTGCCATCCATATCAGTTACTTCATCATCAGTTAAGGTAATAGTACCTAAATCTCCGAAGTCAACAAAATGAATTTTTCTTACACCACCTACAGCATCCTTACAAGGTTTTAATCTCCCACCAGTTAAATCACAAGCCATAGTATTATTGTTTATAAAAAAAGGGTAGGCAGATTAGTTACCACCCACCCCTTTATTGATTAATTATTATTTATTAGTCGTTAGCAGAGTTAGTGATACCGTAAGTTACGATGTCATCAACAATACCATATTGCACACCTGCTGTAAATCTCATTACGACTCTCACATTTTGAGAACCATCGATGTCAGCCATATCAATAACTTTTACTTCATTGTGGTCAGCTAAAAGACCAGTACCAAAGTATAAGTTAGATTTCTCAGCAGCAATAGCTGTATTAGCACCAAGTCCATTAGCAACAAAGATTTTCACTCCATCAAAAGATAATGAACCGTTATTCCACCATTGAGTTCCCATAGCGTTTGTACCATTAGCTCCTAATCCTGATGTTCCAAATCCTCCTAAAGCTCTTACATAAGCTCTAGCAATATTCTGAGAAACATAGATATTCAAATCTTCGCTTCCGTAAAGAGTTGAAGGAATCGCATCTACAATTTTACCTAACTCAGTAATAACGTCTCCTGCATCTACAGTAGTACCTGCAACTTCATTTGCTTGTGGCAAAGCAGCATCAGCAGCCAATAAAGTAGATAGTCCATTAAACTGTCCAGACGTAGAAGTGTCTCCAGTCCAAATAGAGTTTTCAGTTCTTTGAGCAACTTTAGCAGCAACGTGGCTAATTAAGAAGTCAGAAAAAGAAGGTGGTAAAGAGTCGTGAGCAGAATACCCCATTTGGATAGCCTCCCAGTCTCCCTGGAAATCAGACTTACATAATTGTAGATTCACTTGTTGAAATTCTGGCTGAAGTACTCTTTCATCAAGAGTTAAAGTACTTGTAGCTGTAAAATCACAAGAAGCATCTTTTACGATGTCATCAGTAGAGATAGTCTTGATTACCTCTTTAAATTTAACGTTAGGCTTAACTGTAATCCCTCCGTTTTCGATTGTTGAACCACTTAAAAGTGCAGCAGAAATATATTGTCCTGCAAATTCACCTGCATAAGTAGTTGTTAAACTAGTTGTTGTTGGCATTTTATTTAGATTTAGTTTGTTATTTTTTAATATTAGATATTCTCTGTAAGACTTTATCCGCAGTAGTCATACCTCTTCCTTGTGCGTATAAATTCAAACTAGGTTTTGATTCCTCTTCAGGACTATGCTTGATTGGTTCGGCAGCAGGCTCTTTAGAAAGTTCCTTTACTTGCTCAGACAAGGCTTCTTTTTCTTTCTTCATATAGCCCATTTCCTCATCAATCATTTTCTTAATAGCTTCAATTTCAGCTTTCATAGCCCCCATATCAGCCATATACTTTTCCTCAGAAACATAACCTTCTTTTAGGTCAGCTTCTTCTTCTAGTGCTTCAGCCTCATCAGATGATGCTTCGACCTCTTCAGTCTCTACAACTTCTTCTTGGGTTTCCGCAAGCTCTTCTTTTACCTCTTCCGTTGCCTCGCTAACAGCTTCAATGGCTTCCTCTTGAACCTCTACTTCAGATAGTTCTTGAGCAAGCTCATCTTCTTTTGTCAATACAGACAACTTTTGAAGGATTTCATTCAAAATAGTTGTTGCGTTCATAATATATATTAGAATTTAATAAAGTAATTACTTAAATGTAGGGTGTTAGATTTTTACTCAGTTGTCCCTGTAATGTTTCCTATACCTTGTCCTTGATGAGAACCATCACAACATTTAGATGAATAAGTATTATCCTCACATAAACAACCTCTCTTACCTCCTTTAGGTGAATTTTTAGATTCAGTATATCGTTTTCTTTTTCTTATCATAATCCTGCGTTTTGTGTACGTTGTATGAAGTAAATTACATCCCATATTAATGAATCACCACCAACAGAGTTAACTTTTAATTGAACTCCATCAGCTACAAATGTTGCGTCTGTGTAATATTGCATCATTATGTTCTCAACGTGTTCCGCATCATTTCCTTTTGGATAAGCAATAGTTCCTGCCACTCTTGATATTTGACCACTACCCTCTAAATTGTATTCTAAAAATGTTTGATTTGCATTAGCAGCAGATGCTTTAAAAGCTACCGTAAAAATATAAACGTCATTCTCATTAACACCTAATATCTTTTGAGTAGATGAATCATAAAAGTTTATACTTGAATGGCTTCTTACTACATTTCCACCATTGTTAGATAATACAACTTCTGTATCTTGTACAAGTGTTAGTTTATAATTAGAATCATATTCTGTATCGTCATATCTTGCCCAACCTAAGTTTTGAGTTGCCCCTAAGTTTTGAGGATATACAATTACATTCTGATTATTATGACCCATATACAACGCACTATCAGTACGTAACATTGCGCCATTTTCAATATTTACATTATCTACTACTGATTGCTCTACATCTTCTACGTGAACTCTATATGCGGTATTCTTTCCCATTATTTCTTACTTGATTTTGGATGTTTCTTTGGCAATAAATCATAATCCGTAGTATACTTTGGATTCTGTGGTCTGCCATTCTTCATTAAATATAAATAAGCATTTACTCTAGCTAACGCCCATTGCTTAGCACTCCTTACCTTCGGAGAATGACTGGTATTAAAGGCACCGAGACCTCGTTGAAAAACAGAAGCCAACATACCAACTGTAACGCTATAATTAAGTTTTTCTCTGTACTTGTCGTTAAATTCGTCAGCTTTTTTTTTAAGAGTAGCCTTATCTTTTGCACTTACTTTAGCTCCAGTCTTACCTTTTGCACTTCCTTTAGCAGTTCCTTCGCCTTTAGGACTAGGATTAGGAGTGTCTGACTTAGGTGCTTTAGGAGATGACTTTACACCACCCTTACCATCGGACTCTGCTAAATCTATTTCTCCTAACGATTTTAACTTACCTCTACTCCATCTAAGAGCAGCTTTACCTCCCCAAGCATCATACATCAATTTACCACATCCATCTGAGTAACTTTTAGAAGCATCTAAATCTCCTTTATGACGAGATAAAAAGCTGTACATCCTCTTAATCGTTGATACTGTGAGATTAGATTTTGATGCTAATTGCGAGGCTCTACGTTTTCCTACAGCAGTTCCGCAAGAACCCCAACCATTCTTATCAACCCATTCTAAGACTCTCTTAGCGTTGTTTACGACTCCTTGAGGGTAATCACTATAAGTTTTTAGATTTAGCTTCTTAGAGGCTATATAATCAGCCATCTCGACTAATATTTCTTCTGCTTCCTCCTCGCTTATTTTATTAACCTCTCCCATATTAACTTTATCAGTAAAGTAACCTTCTATAGAAAATCCTTTTACTTTACCAGTCTTAACATAGTTTTGCCAAACATCTTCGTTGTTCACCTTCATCGAAACCATCCAAGTTCCTACAGGAAGTTCCATTCCGTACTTTCTGCTTTTATCGTGGGTTTCATCTTCTATAATCCAACTTTCAACAACTGATAGTCCGTAAAGTTTAGCTTCATGCTCTAAGGTAGATTCATTTTGATTCCCCCTCATTAAGAATAGTTCTGATGCTTTTCTTACTGTATCTTCCGAGAAGTATATGTAGTATTCATCTTCACCATCGGCTCTGTAGATATTCTTATTAGGCACTAATGCAGCTCCCATAAGGATTCTCTTTTCCGAATCAACTTCAGTTAGCTCAACTTTAGTTTGTTCGCTAAGTGCTATAAAATTTTCTTGAATTGCTGGTCGGTCAACTATAGATATAGCTTCAATACCTGATAACAATTCATCTTCGTCAATAAGTAATTCTATTATTCTCATACTATTAAATTAACTTGTGATGGTTATGTTGTTTATTGTATTACGGTCAAACTCTTGTTGATTTGTTATATCCTTACCTACTACAAAAGCTCTTAATGGTTGTTGTTGTTGCATTGATACTGATTGTGCTAATTGTGATTCTGGTGATGCTCCTACAACGTTAAAGTCTGGAGCTTCTACATTTGTACCATCTCCACCTCCACCAGCTAATGATTTAGAATTAAACTGAGTAGAAGATATTGCAGCTATTTGAGCAACTCCATTTGCTAATGTTAATGCTTGTGCTATCTTAGCTCTAAGCGTTGATGATGGGTCTCCTATAACCAACTGAGAACCATAAGCAACAAAACCAGCTTGATAAGTGTCCATTATAACTCTACTTATTTTTAACGCTTTCTCTATTTGCCAAGCCCTCTTTTGTGCTGCCTCTATAGCCTCAGCAGACTCTCCAGCATTTCTTATCTCTCTGTTTTTTATAGCATCAGATATGAATCCTATTGTAGATGCACCTTGACTATATATTTCATTTATTTGAGCAAATCTTTGTTTTTGATACTCTACATTTTCATCCACTAGATTCTTCTGTAACTGTGCTAACCTGATTTCCGCATTTGCTCTCTGAACAGTTCCTTCTTCAAATATATCAACTAATTCAGCTTGTAATTTTGTTTCAGATTCAAGTTGTCTTAATCTCTCCTTTATAGTGTTTTCTGTAAATATTTTAGGTAACATCAACTGAGCATCTGCTGCTTGAGCTTGTGCTAATTTTTGTTTATTTATTAATATTAAAACCTCTTTAGCTCTCTTTAACCTTAAAGCACTTCTTTTTGATTCAGCTCTTTCTTCTATAGCTATAATAACATCAGCTAATTCTTGTTCAGCTAATTTTACAGACTCTCTATATTCTCCTTCTGCTTTTATCTTTTCATCTAAAGTAGCTTTGCTTTCCTTAAATTCATTCAATCTCTGGAGCTGTCTTTCTTTAAAATCTTCAACTCTAATTCTATACATAGCCATTAAATCAGTTGATTCTTTGGTTATCTTAGTTTCTTCTTGTTGTATGAATTGGTCTAAAGATTGTTGTCTTAGTTTTTCTATATCTCTATCTAAATCTAAGAATTGCTGTCTGAATGTTCTTGTAGATGACCTTCCTGATTTTTCTCTCTTCTTACCTGTTAAATCAATTAATCCAAAAAGAATATCCAACTTCTTTCTTTCCGTTGCAATCTCAGCATCAGCTTCCTCATTTATAGATTTTATATTTGCTTCAACTATGGATTTATTTAATGCAGCTTCTGCTTTAGCATTTTTCATATTAGATTTAAGAGCAGTATTACCTATAAATCTAGCTTCGTTGGTTTTTAATTTAGCATCCGCTAAATCCAATTCTCTATTAAATTCAATATCTGCTATTTTACCATATATCTCTTGAGACTTAGATATTGCAGCTTGAGATACCGCTTGTGCTTCTAAGGTATCTATATATTCTAACCTTGCTAAGTTAGCTTCTTCAGTTCTTTCTTTATCTAAAAGAATTTGTGCGTTAAACTCTGGATATTCTTCTTTTAATTTTTTAAATGCAATATTTTGCTGTTCTGTAGTTTTTGTTGAATCTAAAAGAGTTCTAGTATATATTTGAAAATTACCAACTAAACTCTGTGCATTTTCTCCTACAGATTTAGTTATATCTCTTAATATATTTGCAGCAGCAGATAACTCTTCAAACTTTTTAATGATTTTAGGCATAAAAGAC